GATCCTTGGAAATTCACAGTTGCAGTCACCAAATCGTCGAATGATGCTGTTCTTGATACAGATGTAATCAAGATTGAACCTGTGTATTTTTTACCACTTGTTTCATTTGGGTAAAATTCAACAGTCAATGCATCTTCGTGCGTTGGATCAAATGCTCTGGTAGTGGTAGTATGAGTTGAATCATATATCACTTCCATTGATCCCGTGAATTGTTGTAAGCCATGCTTGTAAGTTCTTGCCGCGTCGCCCATAGCAGTGTCCTCAATCACATCTTTAGTGTGTTCCACTGTCCAAGAACGAACTTCAGCAATGTTCTTTCCGAAGCCAGCCGAATCCGCTGTATCGATGATACGAACGGCTCCTGACGAACCTTCAAAAGTTGCCATAGTTTAGTCCTCCTTTTTGTCGTGTGTACAATCGTCGTCACACACATGGTTTGTGTCCTCCTGCGGTTCAGTTTCCATATCGAACAAGACTTCGTCTAGGAAATCCTGTGATGTGTCTTCATCGCTTTTGGACTTTGATTTAGTCACTTGGGCATTCACAGTAAGTTTCATTTTAGTGCTTACCGGTGACTTTTCCTGTGAGGACAGCACCTGCCATCCTTCACCAAGAAACTTGTTTACTTTGTCGTTATGGATCAACACTTCTTGTTGATTGTTGTCCAGCATCTTTGTGTAATTCTTTCTATCCATTATGTTGCTCCTTTAGTGAAACTATAACTTACAGCGGCAGTCATCAAAAATTCACCTAATGGTGGTGTTCTGTCTATAACCTCTATGCTCGATACCTGTGTCGTCGCCGCCCTCGATGCATTTAATTCTCTTGTTCTATCTGTGTTCAATGTTTCTTCTATTCTTTCAATTAATTCATTTCTTTTTTGATCCACTGTGATTATCTGTGCGGATCTGCCATCTGCTCTCACAAATCCTCTGATCTGTATCTGCATGACACCTCTTCTTGCACCACCCATGGCGTGATCTTCTCTTATTTCATTGCCTGTTGTGACCAACACAGCAGGAAATTGTGTGATTGCTAATTTAAGAACATCGAATGGTTCTCTGGTTACAAATGTAGGTTTTGGATGATCCATGTCTTCCAAAACTGCTATGATATTGTTGACTATGTCTTCTCTGTTGGACATCTACTACCTCTTTAGGCGTAGAAATGATGTTGCTTCTCTTTCAGTGTCATCCACAGTGCCTGATGAGTCCAAATCATATTCTACTCCATCTCTTAAAACAAGATCGAATTCTCTGCTGTATTCTTCTCTGTAGAACAGCATCTTTCTTTCGAAAATGTCTTGGTCTGGTTCGAATTTTGATAATGTAGGATAGATATGATACCCCAAACATTGATACACTGCGGCCCTTGTTAATTGACTTGCTGTGTATAAATCTTCATCTGGTTCTGTGTTGCCACCTGCGATGTATTTCAGATCATACAATCCAATTGTTTGTGTCGGCCACCATTTGACTCTGAGGTCTCTGAACACATCATTTTGTGCTCTTGTGATTTCTTTGGAAAATTCTGGAACGCCGAAGTTTAATATGTCTGGTTCGTACTCTTGTATGTCTGATATGGTTAGTAATGTTGCCATTAGGGGTGCTTCCTCCTGTTAATAAAAATATGGCAAGTGCTTCTTGCCTATACTTGATTATTTATATGAAAGTCAAGAAAAAAGGGCGACAGTTGCCTGCCGCCCTTAATGTATAGAGCATAAAGATTATGCTGTATTTATTATAGTGATGCTTTTCCTAAGATACCAACACCATACTCATCGAAGAGTTCCGCGGTTGAATACGCCATACTTCCAATTATTTCGTCTGCACGAAGACTAGCGTCTCGTTGCGACTCTACGCGAATATTTCTTTTAACCATGTAGCCTATTGCATCTTGTGTGAATGCACAACCTACAAAGTTGCCAGTTCCTGATACAGAGTCGTTAGTGTCTTTACCAACATTGTTACTTTCCAGTATAATTGCAGAACCTATATTTCCTACTACTCCTGTAGTCAATACTTGGTTACCTACTACTGGTGGATTACTCATGTTAGTATTTCCAGCACCTGCTAATTGGATCTTAAGATCCATTGCTTGGAATGGATGCAGAACTACAAATACTTGTCCTCTAGCATTTTGTGATCTTAATTGACCAACTGCTTTGAAGATAGTCTCTGCTGTGATACCGTCGCCTGCCGCACCAACTCTGTTTGAGAATGATGGGAACAATGCCGCGATTTCACCGTCTACTTTGTTAACCATTGCTTCACCTAACTGTCTTCCAATTGCCGCCGCAACATCTTCTTGTGCGGATTCTTTTGCAAGGTCAGTTAATGTGATTCTAGCACCTCTTTCAGCCGCTGTCATCGTTACCGATGTAGTGTTGAAAGCAGTGTTTGTGCTTAAGTCTGTTCCGTCTGTTAAATTACTTGCCTGAATTGCAGGATATTTTGGCACCTGTGATGTTAAGCCGGGAGTACCAGTCATGTCGTAATTTCTTACGACGGGTCTTATCACTGCTTGTTCAGAGTAAGTGTATAAAGCAGACTGAACAATATTTGAATAAAGTTCGCTTACTATCGAACTCGTTACTTCATCAGCCATTTTATTTCTCCTTTTTTATAAAATGTTAAACAGAGATCCCTTTAGAAGCCATTATCTTTCGATATTGTTCCCTATGTTCGGGATTGCTCATGTTTAGTTTGCTTATATCGTTGTCTATCACAGCCTGTTGCTTGCCTGCTCCTTGTCCTACGCCTGAACCCGAAGGTCCTGCTGAGACAAAGTGTGGGTTTGCTTGAAGAAACTCCTGCACCAAGTCTTTAACTTGTATCGGTTCGCCTTTGTCATTATAACGCACTTGACCCGAATTGTTGTCTATCACATCCACTGTGCCTGCTTCGTTCAACTTCAATTGTCCTTTTAAAAGTTGTGTCACCTGATTAGGATTCACCGCTTTTAGGTTAGAAGCCTCACTTAACAATGCTCCGTCGATCTTGATTGAAGTAAGTTCTGACTGATATTGGTTTATTCTAGTGGAGAATTTGTCTGCTTGTTCTTTCAACAATTTTTCAAACTCACCTCTTTTTTCCAACTCAGACTGTCTCGCTTTTTCTTCTGCCTCGACCAACCTGTTGTAGTGATCAACATCTATGCCTGAATACTTTTTATCGTATTTGGCCTTTTCCTTTGCTACCCTTTCAGCAACTATTTTATTAACTGCGTCTTGGGAGAAAGTTTCAGTCTTTTCTTCACTGACTGTTGTTTTTGCCTGCTCTTCTTGTACAGGAGCAGTGTCCTGTGTTTTTACCGCTTGTGTTTCTGCGTCCATTATGTCCTCCTTTTTATAATGAGTTAGAGTGCCCTCCATGTGTTTTAGCACATTAGAAACTTATTTATTATTATCTTTTCTTTTTGCCTCTGCCGCCTTTTTTGCCTTTGTTCATTTTGTTCTTCTTTTTTCCTCTTGTCCCTGGCATGATATTTTCTCCTATTGTTAATTTAAATTTTCTTTTGCGTGGTCTATCACCAACAAAAGCAGACATACTGCCTGAAGTTACGATCGCCATGCTCTCATACTCCAGTAAGCAGGAGATAAAGTTTTTTGTCCTTTTACTTTATCCAACACTGCACCCATTCGTGCAAGAAACGATCTTTGTCTGACAGGATTGTTCTTTTTGATAGTCATACCTTTTTGTCCAAAATTAATCTTTTTGACATTACCAGTTTTCTTATCACGCACAAATACTTTAAACTTTTTTACATCACCTCTGGATGGTTTGTTTAATTTTACAGTCCTACCTTGATATTTTGCCATGTATCCATGTCCATATTTTCTTAAAGAAATTTTTTATTTTTTTCATTATTTTTTCCTCCTTAGATCTAAATCGTGTTTCCTACTGCCTCGCAGGAAAGAATTAACTCTTGCCATTGCCCATTGATTCATTCCTATACCTGGTCTTGATCCTGATGTTAGGAAAGCACCTTGTCCCCTACGGAACACTTTTGATAATGTGCCATAAGTGAATCTGCTTTTGTTTGCCTTTGTGCGAAGTGTCTTTTGCACACTTGCACTTAATGGTTTACGCTTTGCCAAGTTTCAATCTCCTATCAATTAAACTTTTTGGAATCCTTTGTCCTGATTTTGCCATCTTGCCAATTCTCTTGATTATGTTTGCAAGTTGGACTCGCTTTCTACCTTTCACTCCGCTAAGGTATTTCTTTGGAACTTTGGATTTTTTATCTTTAGGAACCCTGCGTCTCTTCACCATCATTGTCTCCAAAAAATGCTTTTATCTCAGGATGTATCTCCAATATTTGTTCATTGGTATATCCTTCGTCCATCATGCTTCTCATATGCTGTATCATGTCCTCTGGATTTTCCATAGGTGGATGTTGCATATCAACTTTCAACGGAGTTGCTGTTGCAGGTTGTTCCTTTTCAAATTGTTCTTTACTTTCTTCGTAAGGTTTTTCTGTGATTGTTTCTAATAACATTTTTTCTATTTTGTCCAATGTGATAGGGTCAGTTGGATTTGTTTCTTTTGCAAGTTTTAACATCTGTACATCATTAACTTTGTCTTGTATTGAAAATGATCTAGGATATTTTATTGAACCATTAAATGTTGTGCCTTCGAACTGTGACCATATGTCCCATATCTGTTCTTCTGCGTGTTCTAAATTCATTGCAAAGTCTGCCAGTTTAGCATTAAGCATTTGGAATTCTGTTTGTAAACCTATGCCTGACAATCTTCTTGATTCTACTGATCTAATACCACCCAAGCAAGCCATTCTATCAATTGCGTCCACTTTTCTCTGTATAGATGAAAGCACACTTTCAATTGAAGAACCATTAGGTTGTAATAGATAAGGTTTTTTCTGTGCATCGTTTGTGCTGGTCATTTTAATGATTGCGCCTGCACCTGCTGATGCTTCAACACCTTCTTCTAAAACAAGTGATGGATGGTTTGTTAATCTTATAATTTGTTCAATCTCTGAATATTCTTCAAATATCATTTTTTGCTGATCGCAGATATCTCCAATGGTGCTTACGCCCACTCCACGAATGTTTGATCTCTGTGCATACACACAAACAGCAGGAATCTTTCCTAGTGTGTTAGGAATGGTTTCAATGTATTCACCTCTTTTGTCTTTGCCATACAATTTGTACACATTGATTTCATCCATTGTGTATTCTCTAATAAATTGTTCGTCTTCAAGTATTTCTTCTTTTACTTTTAGATATGTCAATTGATATGAACCATTTGCTTGTCTTTCATATTTCCAATCCAACACATTGTCCGGAGTGAATAATGAAACATAAGGTCTGATGCCTTGTTGTAATGCTTCTGCTCTTGTGTTTACCTGTGTGTCTGGCTTGTCTACAATTACCCATGCGTTTCCATACACCATCATCATTTCGCCAACAGATTTCATAAAGGATTCAAATGATCTGCCATCAAGGTCAGCATCTTTTAAGAATGTTTTTAAGTTTTCATTGCTTTCAATACTGCCATACATTCTTTGGCAAGGTTTTCTAAATAAGAAACTTGTATAAATGCCAACAACGGATTTTGCATGATTGTCCAATGCAACCATTCTTAATCTTTTTTCGTAATCATCTCTAGACTCGTAGTAGTATGGCTC